GCCCGATTGTTAAGTCCAAGAAGCAGGCAGTGGCCATCGCCCTGTCGCAAGCTGGAAAGGCGAAGAAAAAATGAAGCCCGGTCTCTATTCCAACATCGCAGCCAAGAAAGAGCGCATCAAAGCGGGTTCTGGCGAGAAGATGCGCAAGCCCGGCACCAAGGGCGCTCCAACCGCCGCCGCCTTCAAGGCTGCGGCCAAGACGGCCAAAAAGAAATGAAAACCCCCGCTTGGCAGCGCAAAGAAGGACAGTCCAAGACCGGAGGCTTGAACGCCAAGGGTCGGGCGTCTTATAATGCGGCAACCGGGGGTGATCTCAAAGCCCCCGTGAAGTCGGGCGACAACCCAAGACGGGCCTCCTTCTTAGCACGCATGGGCAATATGCCTGGGCCTGAGATGAAAGACGGTAAGCCCACCCGGCTACTCTTGTCTCTAAAGGCTTGGGGCGCATCGTCCAAAGAGGATGCTAAGTCCAAAGCCAAGGCGATCTCCGCAAGGAACAAGAAATGAGACCTATATCTGTCGGCATCAACCCCACTGCTGGGGCGACCACCACGGTCTACACCGTGCCGACGGGTTATTACGCGCTGTTCAATCTGCTGTACGTCCACAACACCGGGGGTGGGTCCAAGACTTTGACCGTCCAGTGGTACGACGCAAGCGCAGCCACTACCATTGACATCCTGACTGCGGTGACCTACACCAGCAAGACGTACACACAGTTTGACAACGCCTATGTGGTTTTTGAGGAAGGCGACCAGCTGCGCGTCACACCAGAATCAGGTAGCGCATTTTCGATCATCGCAACCTTTGAACAAATCGGATTGACACGCCAATGACCTACCTTCAACTCATCAACGATGTGCTGGTCCGGCTGCGCGAGACGCAGGTGTCGTCCAACAGCGAGACCGCCTACTCCACCCTGATCGGGCGGTTCGTTAACGACGCCAAGCGCCAGATTGAGGACTCGTTCAGTTGGAACGTGCTGGGCCAGACGGTGACGATCACCACCACGCCGGGCACGTACATCTACTCGATGACAGGTGCTGGCCAGAAGTTCCAGGTGATGGACGCGCTCAACACGACCGCCAACGTCGGTTTGCAGAACATCAGCTTCGTGCAGATGAACCGCTTCCAGAACTTGGTGCCCGCGATCAGCGGCATCCCCGAATACTATTCCTTTGACGGTGTGGACGGCAACGGCGACACCAAGGTGGTGCTGTACGCCCGTCCAGATAACGTCTACGTGCTCCCGTTTGCGCTGACCGTGCCTCAAGCGCCCTTGTCGGCTGACAACACACTGGTGCTGGTGTCTGACGCGCTGGTCGTGCAAAACGCCTACGCTCGTGCTCTGGTCGAGCGCGGCGAGGACGGCGGCTTGAACTCGTCCGAGGCGTACCAACTCTACCGGGGGATGCTGGCTGATCAGATTGCGCTGGAGGGCACCCGCTATCCAGAGAACCAAGAGTTTGTCGCCATATGAGCCAAGCCATTCAGACCGCCAGCGTTGCCGCGCCGGGCTTTTTTGGCCTGAACACGCAAGACTCGCCTCTGGACTTGGCGTCAGGCTTTGCCTTGGTCGCAACCAACTGCATCATCGACCAGTACGGGCGCATCGGCTCGCGCAAGGGCTGGTCGCGGGTCAATTCGTCGTCCGGCGCTCTTGGGGCCAACAACGTGGGCGTCGTCCATGAGTTGGTGCAGGCTGACGGTACGCTGACTGTCCTGTTTGCGGGCAACAACAAGCTGTTTAAGCTGGACGGCTCCAACGCCGTGTCTGAGCTGACCTACGGGGGCGGGGGTACTGCGCCCACGATCACGGCCAGCAACTGGTCGGCGGCTTCGCTCAACGGCATCACCTATTTCTTCCAGACGGGCCACGATCCGCTGATCTTTGACCCAACCATCAGCACCACAACATATCGCCGCGTCAGCGAGAAGACAGGCTACGTCGGCACTGTGCCCTCAGGCAACATCGTGCTGTCGGCCTTTGGTCGCTTGTGGGTTGCGGATACCGCCACCGACAACGTGACGGTGTTCTTCTCTGACCTGCTGTCCGGCCACGTTTGGAGCACAGGCACGGCGGGCACGCTGAACATCGACCGGGTGTGGCCAAACGGCTCAGACGAGGTGACTGGCCTAGCGGCCCATAACGGCTTTTTGATTATTTTCGGCAAGCGCCAGATTCTGGTCTACGCCAACGCTACGACTCCCGCCACAATGAGCCTGAGCGACACGGTGGGGGGCATTGGCTGCATCGCCCGTGATTCTGTCCAGTCCACGGGCAAGGACATCTTGTTCTTGTCCAACTCGGGTATCCGGTCGTTTGCCCGCACGATCATCGAAAAGTCGGCCCCACTGGGCGATCTATCCAAGAACGTGCGCAACGATTTGATGGGGATTGTGGCGGGCGAGACATTGGCCAACATCAAGTCGGTGTACTCTGAGAAAGAGGCGTTCTACTTGCTGACGCTGCCATCGGTCAAAGAGGTGTACTGCTTTGACACCCGCACGCAGTTGCAGGACGGCTCGTTCCGCGTCACCAACTGGGACTCGATTGAGCCAACGGCGCTGTTGTCCAAACGCAATGGCGACGTGCTGATCGGCAAGAACGGTTATATCGGCAAGTACGGTACTTACCAAGACCACACATCCAACTATCGGATGATGTACTACACGAACCACGCTGACCTTGGCAATCAGAACGTCACGTCAATTCTCAAGCGCCTCAAGGCCGTGGTGATCGGCGGTACAAACCAATTTGTGACGATGAAGTGGGGATTTAATTTTCTAACCAACTACCAGTCGGCCAACGTGCTGATCCCCACGCAAGGCATCTCTGAATACGGCGTTGCGGAGTATGGCGCCAACGGGTCGCCCGTGGCTCAGTATTCAGAAGGCGTGGCGCTGCAAACCTTGTCGGTCAATGCGTCGGGCAGCGGTAAAATCGTGCAAACAGGTTACGAGACCAACATCAGCGGCTCGCCTCTGTCAATTCAACGGATTGAGATTCAGTCCAAAGACGGGAAAGTATCATGAGCAATTACACCAAGAGCACCAACTTCGCGACAAAAGACGCGCTGACTTCGGGCGATCCGCTGAAGATTGTCAAGGGCACGGAGATCGACACCGAGTTCAACAACATCGCCACGGCTGTGGCGACCAAGGCTGACTTGGCGTCGCCTACGTTTACCGGAACGCCCGCCGCGCCTACCGCGTCCGCGGGCACTAACAGCACACAACTTGCGACTACGGCTTTTGTGCAAGCTGCGCTTCAAACTTTGTATCCAGTAGGCTCCATCTATATCAACGCTGGTGTGACCACCAACCCGGCGACGTTGCTCGGCTTCGGCACTTGGGCAGCCTTCGGCGCTGGTAGAGTCATGGTTGGCTTGGATGGCAGTGATGTTTCATTCGACACATTAGAAGAAACTGGCGGTAGCAAGGACGCTATTGTTGTGTCCCATAGCCATACTGCCACATCATCGTCTAGTTCTTCATTTACAGGTTCTCCACTAGCTGCTCACGCACATACGGTGGGCGGTCCTACTAGCGGTGGAGGTTCTGGGACTTCATTTGGAAATGTGCTTGAATCCCCTACATCTATTTCTACATCAAGCGTGTCTGGCGGTACTCCTTCTGGTTCGGTAAGCACATCAACTTCCACTACGGTTAACTCCACAGGCTCCAGCGCCACTGACGCTAACCTCCAGCCGTACATCACTGTGGCGATGTGGAAACGGACAGCATGATCTCCCACCACTTCAGCGATGGTCTGTACGCCAAGCAAGCGGTTATCCCCGCAGGCACAGCTATTCTGAAGCACACGCATGAGTTCAGCCACCTGTCGATCTTGGCCCAGGGCAAGGTGGCGGTGCTGCGCGGCACGGAGATTGACATTGTTGAAGCGCCAGCCTGCATTGAGATCAAGGCTGGTTTGACGCACGGCGTCAAGGCGATCACGGATTGCGTTTGGTTTTGTATTCACGCCACCGACGAGAAAGACCCGTCAAAGGTGGACGACGTTTTGATTGGAGATTGATATGCCTATTACAGCAGCCGTGATTGGCGGAGGCGCTTCCTTACTGGGTGGACTGCTCGGCGGCAGTTCCGCCCGTAGAGCCGCGCAGACCCAAGCCGACGCCCAGACCCGCGCAGCGCAGCTCGCGGCTGAAGAAGCCCGCTTTCGCCCGGTCGGTATCACAACGCGCTTTGGCACGTCGCAGTTCCAGATGGGCATCCCCGGCGTTAACGCGCCTGTAGCCACTGACTTCGCGACGCCGGAAGAATTTCAAGCCGCGCAAAGCGCGTATCAAACGCGGCTGCAAAGAGAAGGCCGAGTCACAGGCGCGGGCTACGAGCTAGACCCTCAACTGCGGGCCATGCAAGACCGCTTCTTGGGTCTGGCAGGCGGTGGGCTGACGCAAGCCGAGGGAGCGCAGCAGCAGTTCGCGCCTTTGGGCCAAGCGGCGCAGGGTCTGTTTGGCCTTGGCCAGCAATACCTGGCGCAGTCACCTCAAGAGGCCGCGCAGCAGTACATGGCCGGGCAGCAGAACCTTTTGGCCCCAAGCCGTGAGCGCCAGTTTGCGCAGCTCCAGAACCAATTGTTCCAGACTGGCCGTGGCGGTCTGTCGGTCGGCGCGACAGGCGCTCGTCCAAGCGGTGCTGCGGGTCTTGGTGCTGCCAACCCCGAGATGGAGGCGTACTACAACGCTTTGGCCCAGCAAGACGCTGCGCTGGCGGCCAACGCCATGCAGGCCGGGCAACAGCAGACAGCGTTCGGTGCGGGTCTGTTCGGCACTGGTGGCAACCTACTCACGCAAGGCTACGGCGGCCAGGCTGCGGCTCTGGGCCCGTATCAAGCGTACCTGCAAGGTGCAACTAATTTGGAAGCCCTTGGCCAAGACCCGTTGAACCTTGGCTCGGCGCTTGGCGGGCGCATAGCCAACCCCGCAGGCGGTCAGGCGCTCTTGCAAGGTGGTATGGGCGCGGCGCAGAGCCAGTATGCGGCCAACGCCTACAACCCGTTTGCCACGGCTTTGGTCGGTGCGTCGCGCAACCCTGCGCTGATGCAAGGCGCAGCCAATATGTTCGGCGGTGGTGATGCAAGGGGCTATATGCCGACCAATTTTGGAACTGGGTCTGCGTTTGGCAACCAAGACCTCGGCGCGTTTCTCTAAGGAGTAAGACATGGCAGAAATTGTGCAATCCTTGTTCGGCGTGTCGCCGGAGTCTTACCAGCAGGCCCAACAGCAGCGGGCCGATGCCCAGGCGCTGCAATACGCGCAACTGACGCCCTTCCAGCAGGCGAACTACGCCATTGGCCGTGGCGCCAACATGCTGGGCGGCGCGATCGGCGGTGCTCTCGGTGGTCAAGACCCTGAATTGCAGCGCGTCACGATGCGTCAGCAGATCGCACGTCAGCTCAACCCGAATGACCCCTCGTCCATTGAACGTGCTATCGCCGCGCTGTCGCAAGCGGGCGACGCGCAGGGCGCGATGATGCTGCAAGGCGAGTACCGCAAGCTGCAAGAAAGCAACGCTTTGGTGGGCCAGCGCGGTGCTGCTGAAAAGGCGTCGTTGGCGCAGGCAGGAAAGATTCAGTTGAGCGTTGAACAAGACGCCGCGTTGCGGGCTGAGTTGGCTAAACTTGGCCCCAACGCTACCGAAGACATGATTCGCGGCGTGGTGGTGAAGTATGGCGACCCAGATAAAGTTCTGGCTGCGCTGACTTCTGCCGCTACACGCGCCGAAGACCGCGAGGCCCGCGCAGATGCTGCCAAACTGGCGGCAGACGCCCGCGCAGATGCTGCCAAACAGGCAAACGATGCCAAGATTGAGGCCGCTAAAATTCAAGCCGAGGCGCGTGTTGATGCGGCGCGTGAAGCAGGCGCG